AAATCCAAGCTTGGTAGACGATACATTTGCGCCTGTTATTGAACCCGTTGTTGCGCTTGTAAAGGCCAAATAACGGGTTGCATTTGTAGTGGTGTCATCGGTAATTGCTAAACCGTTTGCATTGGCTTGCCATGTAGGTGCAGAAGCGCCATTGGAAGTTAAAACATATCCCGCTGTTCCTGTTGACCCAGCCAAAGACAACGTGCCATTTATCCGCAGATCGGTAAATGTTCCAGCCAATGCCGTTGTGCCGCCAATTGCAACATTGTTAATTGTTCCAGCGGTTGCGGGGTTAACTGTAAGTGTTCCTGTTCCCGTTGGTGCAATTGAAATTGTGGCGTTGGCTGGGTTCATATTGAACGCGCCATCCAAAGTTAAATTAACACCACCACCAGCGCCCCATTGCAAACAAGCTGCACCGCTTGCATTACGCAACGCGCCGCCACCCGAACCGCTTGCATCAAAATAGCTACTAACAAACTTTGTGTTTGCCGTAATGGTCGTGCCTGTTATTGTGTTTGGCGTTGTGCCGCCAATAACGGGCGGGGCTGATAAGTCCAGCGTTCCGCCTAGCGTTAGGCTGCCCGTGCTAGTTACCGTTCCAGACAACGAAATGCCAGAAACCGTGCCTGTTCCACTTACCGAAGTAACCGTTCCAACTGCAGCAGCCGCCCAGGATGGAACACCAGCTGCCAGGGTTAAAACTTGACCGTTTGAGCCAGCAGCAAGAAATGTTGTTGCGCCAGCTGCAGTTTGATATGGCAGCGAACCAGTAGCTCCGCCCGCCAAGTTGGTTGCGGTTGTTGCACTTGTTGCGGTTGCTGCATTGCCCGTTGTGTTTTGGTTAAACGTAGGCCAGGTAAATGTGCCAGTTGAGAAATTGCCAGATTGTGGCGTTCCCAAAATTGGAGTAACCAAGCTTGGGCTTGTGGCAAACACCAAAGCCCCGCTGCCTGTTTCGTCAGTTACAGCAGCAGCCAAATTCGCGCTAGAAGGCGTTGCAAGCCAGGTTGCTACACCAGTACCCAAACCAGTAATCGAACCGACTGCTGGGGTTATTGTGGTGTTTCCAGCCAAGGTTAGTTGGCCCTGGGCGTTTACGGTGAATGTGCCAACCTGGGTTGCTGAACCGTAGGCTGCAGCTGTTACCGCGGTGTTGGTAATGCTAAATTGTGTGCCAGCCAGGGTTAAGCCTGTGCCAGCGGTGTAAGTTGATGCGACCGAAAAGTTAGACCAATTATTTGCAGTTACGCCTAAAGTGCCGCCTGGCTGCGCCGTGCAAAACCAGGCTGATCCGCTTTGCGAACCTTCAACAACAAAAACAATTGCGCCTACAAATTCTTCCCATACATCTGCGCCAGGGCTACGCGTCCATGCGCCAGCTGCAACCACATAAATGCCATTGTCAGCTGCATTAGTTTGGTTTTTAACCAGGACCGTTTCGCCAGCTACTAACGTGACCGTGTCAACGGTTAAAAGCCCCGATAGGGCTGCAATGTTGACGGTTGATGCTACGGTTACGGGAGCTTTCCAGCTCAGTCCAGCAGCGTAATAGTCAACGTATTGCTTATTTGCAATGTCGGTCGGTCCTACTGGAGCTGCAGTCACCGTGCCCGATGTAAATGCAGCAGTCGAAGGGCTAGTCGCCCCGATTGTTGTGCTATTTATCGTGCTGTTTGTAATATTCAAGCCCGATTGATTGGGCGAAATATTGGCATAAAACGGCGTTCCCGCTGGTCCGATTAACGAAACAAGGGTGAAGGCTGGACCAGGATCAAATATGCCCTGGACGGGCACGATATTGATCGTGGATGTGACGGACGTTTGGTTGGACATAGCCGCCCCTTATTAATCAGCTTGGCAAGCGGTGATATAGAGTGTGTTTGTGCCCGAACTAATGGCCTTGATGTAGAACGGTGCTTTTGGGGCAGCGACTAATAATGGGAAATTCATCGATGCTGGCAGCACAAATGAACCGCTTGCGCCAGTTGCAGCAATAGTGGGGGTTGTAACGGTGCTGGAATTAGAAAATTCAACGGCAGCCTTACCAGTTCCCGTATTGATCAACGAAACGTAATTGGTTTGGTCATTTGTAGTAGCTTCTATTAGAAGCGCGGTGCTAGCAGATGTTGTGAGGTCTAGCGCATAAGTGCGACCGCTGTATCGCATCACGGAAGTGTTGACCATGTTCAATCCTTCAAAATTGTGTCTGAATTATAGGCTTCAAAAAGGAAAAAGCCACCCCTTTTGAGAGTGGCTTTCCCTTATTTATCAACGATTAAAACTCGCTGAAGTCGTACCCGTAAACGAATATGTCTACAGTACCGCCAGCAACGGCAGTTCCGACTTTGACATACAAGGTTTGAGCTGTCAAACGTGTAGCCTTTGTTCCAGCTACTACGGTTGCGTTGGTGACATAGGTAGAGCTGGTGTTGCTAGTCAACGATGCGTTGGTAACAATCTCAGTTCCCGTTCCAGCTGGCGCGGTCCAAATAGCCAATGCACCACCACTAACGTCAACGTTAGCGTTTGTGATCGCTACAAATTGCACGTTATATGAAGAAGTGTTATTGATTGGAAGCGTTACAGCTGCGTCACCTGTTTGACTAATTGGCACGGCGCTAGCGAAGGCCAAAAGGCGAATCGCTTGGTTCGTTGCCAGGTTAGATGGGTGAATCGTTTGGGTGCTTGCTGGTCCTGGATTAGCCATGATAAAAATTCCTTAAAAATGTTTAATGAAACGGGGGTGTTTAGCCCCCATTAACTTTAGGCTGCAACGCGGCAAGCCAACTCAGGATATAGCGGGGCCCAGCCATACAAAACGTCAACACGGGTCGGGATCGAATCGTTGTTGATGGTGTATTGGCGGACAACACGCAATGACAAACCAAGTTCCTTATCGCTTGCGCGACCAGCAAAATGGACTCCGTCTGGCAGCTCGAGATCTGCCGTAGCCAAGCAAAATGCATTCTTATGCATTACAATATTCTGCGGACTTACTGTTCCAGTATTATTAAATGGAGTTACAGCAGCGGTTGCAGAAGTAGTTGGGATCGAAACGTTTTGGAACTGACCAGCTGTAATCACGGCGGGGCTAACTGTTACTGAAGTAGTACCAGAAGTCGCCACGGTCACGTTGGAAGTCACCACAAAGTTACGAAGCTTGTTGCTACCGTAGGCCTGGCGGTTTTGTGGGTTAACAGCATACACACCAGCGATCTGGATTACGTCACCTTGTTTCAGACCAGCAGTTGCGGTCGTTGCAGTTAACGCAATAGTCGAAGTAGAAGCCCAACCAGAGGTCAAGAAACCAGTAGCTGTAGTGGTTGCACAAGCTAGGGTCGCAGTTGCGTACGAACCGAATGTTTGTGCCACAACGTTTTGGTCCATGTACCAATTAACGCCCGCGGAATCGCGGCCCATCATGCCTTTTTGGTATTGCTTGCCGATTACGTCAGATGGAACGAACAAACCTTTTAAGCTGTCAACAATCGTTGCAGATGTAAAGGGTTCGATCACACATGAACGGCGACCATCGCGTGGTGCGCCTTCGGAATCGAGATACGCGCCAGCGGTCAAATAGGTAATAAGACCAGTTGGGGGTGTACCAGCTGTGCCAACAATGTTAGCGGTGTTGTTCTTAGCCATTGTCAAACCGTCAAAGTCCACCTTGTTAGCAATTGCTGCAACGGCGGGCTTCAAGATTCGATCGCTGAACATATCCAAAGACAAAGCCAGGTCTTGGCTTGTGAATTGGGTGTCAACGTGGAACTGGGTCGACAAAGTAACGGGTACTGAAGTCTCGTTAAAGTCTTCAACGTTCAATGCTGGACCAGATGTTCCGACAAAGCGACCAGGACGGCGAACATTGAGAGTTGCCCCAATTTTAGCCCCTGTGACCGCGAACTGATCATCATAGTTGCGATCGACCTGGCCCGAAAAGGTCAACTCGTTTTCCAAAACCATTAAGGCTTCGTTTGTGATCATGCTGATCGTTAGTAAATTATTTGCCATTTAAGTTTCTCCAAATGTTGGATTGTTGCGTTTGTTTCGCTAGCGGATTCGCCCAGCAAGTCGTGCTGCCTTCCAAGCTTGATATGAACCGTGGAATTGACCATCGCTAGTCAGGTTCACATCTCGCCCGTTGGCTGCCGATCTGATAGGGTTAATCGGTGCTGGCGCTTTACTTTTGTTAACAACGGTCTTCTGCAATTGCTCTTCGGGTTTTTTCTCGAATTGCGTTTCCAATTTACCAATCATTCTCAAAGCGGCTGTCATGGTCATGCCGTTGAGCTTTTCCGCGAGGTCGGGATTTTCTGCCAGGTGATATAAAACGCGAGGTCCAACCTCTGATTCGAAAATCGCATCGCGCACTTCATTGCTTACAGCAACGTCCGCCGATCCGACCATGTCTTCAAAGTCTGGAATCTCTGCCTTTGCTGTTTCCACCCGTTTCGCCCAGGTGTTTACCACCTTCATGCGTTCGGCTTCAGCTCTGGCGTTTTCTATCTTCTGCTTTTCTTCCCCTAATCGCTGGTCCACACGATAATCTATGGCAGCCTGTTGGTACTCATACATATCTGTGAACTGCTCTGGCTTAGGTTCACTATCAAACTTCGGTTCAGCGCTTGGCTGCGACCTGGCTTGTAGTTCCCTGACCTGGACTTCCAAAGATTCCCTTAGTTCGCGTTCCCTACGGGCTTCTTCCCGTGCTGATTCGCGCTCTTTAGTTATCTGAGAAAACCGCCTTTCCAATTTTGGATTTGGCTTGCGTTCTTCCGTTGCTTTCGCTTCATCTTCACCACTTGGTTCACTCTGGCTTACCTCTTCGGTCGGTTCTGCTGGAGTTTCCTCTACGGCAGCCGCGGCTTCTGAAGGTAATGGATCAGCTAAACCCATTCGTTTGGCGTTAAATTCCGCTAAATTTTCACTTGTAACCACATTGGCTGCAAGTCGTTCTGCTACTTCTGACATTGAGTTTCCTCAAAGAATTTGCCCCGTGAACCCCACGGGTAAAGGTTGTGGGTTTGTACCACAAGATTATTCATTCGTCAAGCTTATTGCATAGGTTGTTGTTCCATTGGCGGCTGCATTTGTTCTTGCTGCGTGAATGGGTTGGCTTCGTGCCCAATATCTGCTGCTGCAATGGTTGCATATTGGGCTTGTTCTGCGTTGCGCTTTTCAATTTCTTGCATAAGGCGGTTTGTGTCCATGTTGTGCAGCAACAATTCCACGATCGCTTCAATTTCCGTCTTATTCTGGCTTGTAAGTGAACGGGTGTTTTGGTCGTTAACTCTGACTTCCGCCATTGTTTCGGTGTTGTGCGCCCTGGCGGTAACGTCCATAAGCTTGCGCTTGGTTGCGCCTTCTTCGCGTATCTGCGCCACTTGTCCGCGGTTGTTGATTTCCAGCTGCGCGGCCTGGAGCTGCTGCTGCATTTCTTGCATTTGCTTTTTGTTGTTTGCCAATTCCATTTGGACCTGGGGCGGCACGTCTGATTTTTCGTCCACCTGGGCCATTGGGTTCATGGATGCCAGGCGGTCGGCTATTACGTCCGCACCAGGGAAATCCATATTCCTAAACACTAGGTCGCCAGCGATATTGAATAGCTGCTCGTTACCCGTTAGCAGCGGCATCATGGCTTCTACTGCTTGCTGGCGCTTGGTTTGGAATCCTGGTCCAGTATCCATTACCACGTCATATTCGCCGACTGTTACATCATTTAGCACTTTGCCCACTTCGGTTTTCTCGTTAATCGTGGTCATGTCAGGCTGCCCGTCCGATCCAATGATCCGCATCACGCGGTTTGTGTCGTAGATTTTGGGAATCAAGTCCAGGATGATTTTGCCCGTGTGACGGATCGACCTGGTCATGTTGTCGTAAAAGTGGAAGTTTGATAAGTCGACCTGGCTTTGCTGCCCAGCCAATGCCTTGCCTGATATGTTGCCCGTTGGCAGCTGGTTGGGATCAAGTATGCCCAGGACCATTTGCAGATCGGCAGATATAGCGCCAGCTGCTTCCATGATGCCCGCGGGCGGTGCTTCTGGCTGCAGTCTTTGCGGCACGGGCGCTTGTACGCCTTCAATGTCTTTTTGCTTGTAGCGTAGGACGGGGCTGGATTTGATGTTAGCCAATGCCCATTCGTTTTCGTGGCCTTCGTCCTGGCCTTCTGCCAGCAGCCATTTGGCCTTTGGTGCTAGCGCAACCGATTCGGTCATGCTGGTGCGCCAGAAGTTATACATCCGCTGCGGGTCTTTGGCAAACCTTACCAGGCCGTAGCGCTTGCGGCGATCGTCCACAATTACTTGTGCGCCGTAGCATGGAACAACGGGGATATATTTACCAGCCCAGGTTTTCTCTTCCAAGATTTCCAGGGCGGTCATCTTGCACCACTTCACGGCCTTGCGGAATGTGTCGCGTTCGTCTTCAATGCTTAAACCCATTGCTTCGACTTTTTCGAAGAAATTAGCGGAGTCGGCAAAGTGAACGGTGTTATCGCTCAATTGGTAAAGCTTGGCGCGTTCGCGTTCTACATAAAAGTATTCAGCTATGCGAATGTCTTCTTTGGTGATCCAGCTGGCTGTATCGTCACCCGTAGATCGCTGGGTGAAATTAGCACCATCGTCCGCGCCTGGATAGTATTCGCGGAAAACCTTCTTGTCCATTACGGTCGTGATCAGGCACTTTTCAGCGTCCGATCCGTCTGGCAATATTGAATTAGGGTCGAAGTAAACGGTAAAAGGGTTGTCGATCGTGTCGATGTAGATTTCCTGGTCGAACGAATCTTCGCTAACGTAGCGGGTATTAATGCGCCAGTAGCCCCATCCCATCCGCACCGCGTAGTCGAAGGCCGTATCGTAGGCCGTATCAGCGTTTGAGTTAACTTCGATGTGCCTGGTCATGCCTTCGATCACCTGGGCGATCTTGTAATCTGCCAGGTTATTTACTGGCTGCACTTTGATCCTGGGGCGCTGCATACGCTGCTGGTTTGTCACCTGGCGGATATACGCATCGATCTTGTTAATCGTCAAACAAGGGCGGGCTTCCAGGTTGCGCGAGTTTTGTATCTCCACGGGCCATTGGTCGCCAGCTGCAAACTTAATATCTTGCAAAGCTTCGGCGCGGTTCATAGAGTCCGCATCATTACTC